ATCTAATACGCTTACGGTAATCTCATCACCTACTGTAAGTTGAGCTACATCACCGCTAGTTGCTGTACAAGTAGCTACTCCGGATGCAACATCGCAATCAGTTACGTCTATGGGTGTAGGTTGAGTATAAGCTCCACTTGATACCTTTGTAAAATCAGTAGCAACCGCTGGATTACTTGTTACTGTATATGTCGTATCACCTCCGGTTAAACTGTATTTAAATTGAGTATCACTAATATATGTTACTGACTTACCGGATCCATTAGGATTGGGATCCAAATCACTACCGGTTAAATTAGATATAGTAACGACATCTCCAGTAGATAAGTTATGGTTACTAGATGTAGTAACAGTAACCTCATTAGAAGAAAGTGCAGCAGCACTAATGTTCGATATTCTTAAAGAGTTCTCTAATCCTACACTACTACCACGAAACATAACAACCTTATTGAATGCTTGTAGCATTTCTACACTTGATGTTACAGTAACACCAGATGGATAACCTATATCAATATTTCTATTAGTAAGTAAGTTCAACGCAAACGCTTTTGCATTAGTAGCAATAACAATGTACTGGTTTATTTCAGAGAATCCTATATTAGGATCCGTAAAAGGGCAAGAGCCATACAGTAACTCAATAGTATTATCGTTAATTGTAGGTGGAGAGGAATCATTTAATGTAAATGGCAACTTTAATGCAGTACCTATTACAACCGGTGAAAGTAACTCATTAATACCTTTTCGTACTTGCCACTCTCCATTAGTTCCTATACGAGCATTCTGAGAATCCGCAAGGACACCGGGCTCTAACTGATCTGGTCTAAGACGGTTAGAGAATCCAGTAAAGAAGCGATCTCCGTCCTCCTCTACACGATCATCAAGGGATCCATATGATGAATACCTTCCCATTAATTATCTAATCTTGCCACGCATTGCAGTACGTTTACCGCTTCCAGAAAACATACCAAGAAGCTTTCTTCCGAATCCGGACTTACCACCCTTAGCATTCTTCATAATTTTATCAAACTGTTTTACAGTTTTCTTTTGTTGCTTTGGGGAAATGTTCTTTAATACTGTACCTTGTCCTACTTTACCAGAAGGTTTACTGGGTTTTTTAGGTGCTACAGATGGCCCTTGAGCTGGTTGATTCATCGCCTTAAACTCAGAAAAACTAGGTGGTTTTTTAGCTTTCCAATCTTTTAATGCTTTATTGTGTTTTTCTCTATCCGATGAACTCACTCTACGTCCACTTACTTTTAATTTAGGCTTAGAGTCCTTCCAGCGTTTAACTCCGGCTTCGTATGTTTTGACTAATTCTGTTTTTCCGTATGACATAATATTTGTTTTTATTAAATTGTTAACATTTCCACCTACGTAGTGCAAGTGCTTTTCTTGTTGGTCGACCCTTCTTATCTTTCATAGGGCCTTTTACGCCAGACATTCTGGCACAAAATGATTTCTTCCTAGCCTTCTTTTTACCAGTAGGCTTTGACTCAGTAACCGGTGGCTTAAGATTAGCACCGGTCTTACGTTTGAAGTGAGCTCTACCAGCAGCAGTCAATCCTCCTTTTTTACTTTTGTGTTCCTTCCTCATTTCTTTTTTCTAACTTTTGCTTTAGGTGTATTGGCAACAAATTGCTTTCCTTTAGCTCCGGCTCGTTTCTTTTTTTTAGCAGTAGCTGCTCTCTGAGACTGCGATAAGCTTTTGGCCTTAGCCATTGGAAGGCAACGGTCTGGATTCTTTTTATTCTTTGAAGTTCCGCAAGCTCCTTTAATCTTGCCATCAACTCCGATCCGTACCCAGTTTTGTTTTCTCCACTTTGCAAGCTCACCCATTATTTCTTCTTTTTCTTTTTTGATCCCTTTGCATAATTAGGATCCTTGCAGTACTTACTAGCCGCCATATTAGCATAAGCACTAGGGTACTTATCAAAAGTACGCCTAGCCCAAGCTTTTCCTTTTGGACATATCTTAGCCATTTAGCACTTACCTTTTTTTCGCATTGTTTTTTTTGTAGGTGGTCTACCTCTTTTACTACCGTATGTTCCTTTTCCGTATGGCATAATTATCTCCTCCTAGGAATTACTCGTCCACGTCTACCACGTGGAGATTGGTTAATTTGTTTGTTAAAATTTAGTTGAGGTGTTTGTACTGACCCTATATTAGCTCGTGACATTGGCCCTCTTCCCATAGCGTTTTGTGATTGTTGAGGAGACATTTGTTGTCGCATATAGTTGCTTGGTGGCATTGGACGTGGCCCTTGTGACTCTTTCATACTACGACCAAATAACCCGCCTCTATTCGTATTTGCTTGTGCTGCTCGTAAGTCTGCTTGCATTTGAGCCATACGTCCATCACGGTTTGGTATAGGACGTTGTGGTACAGCAAAGTTTCTATCTTGTTGTGCTCTCATAGGCCCTCTTGGCCCTTGTGGCCCTCCCCTAATAGCTCCTCCAATTTCTTTTTGTTTTTGCAACACATCACGCATACTAGATAAAGCTCCAGAAGATAGCCGCCCTTGTGGCTTTTGTGGCCCTTGTACTTTTGAAGGCCCTTGTGGTGACGTAGGTCTTTTGACTGCTTGTGCCCGTCTACGTGATCTACCTCTGCTCATATGTCGTCCACGTGATGGCCCTCTGCTCATATGTCGTCCACGTGATGGCCCTCGTGACCCTCTTCCTCTATGTGTTGGTCTACCACGTTTAACTGCTTGTGCTCTTCGTCTTGCCATAATATTATCTGTTGGTTATTTTACTGATGATGAACCAAAGTAATATCCTACAATGGCTAATACTGTTTGTCTTATTTCCGGTAGTATAACATACCCGTGCAGAGTTTCATAGCTTGTTCCTTTGATTAATCCAAACCATTTGCTATACTCATTAGCTACAGTTACTCCTTCGTTGCTATGAGCTAAGATAAATGGAGCTATAATTACCCCAAATAAAACTGTTATTACTATTGTTCTTCTAACAATATTGCCACCATTTCCGGTTCTTTTAGCAGCAGCATTTGCACTTAAATCAGAAGCTTTTTGTTTCTTTATTAAATTATCAACATTGGCTTGCTGTGCATTTACCATTGTACCAATAAGTTTAAAGAGGAATCCACTCGCTCCTCCGCCTAGCATTGCTATTAGTTCTGTACTCATTTAAGTTCCTTCCATAGTTTATAGATTGATAAAATAGTTAAAGTAATTAAAACAAATTTGGACACTACACCCAGCATTAGGTCAACGTTCTGTATTGTATCCGTGGCTATCCAGCCGAAGAAACCAACGGATAATCTTTGTAGTGTCTCCTCCATACTAGATTTCCTCTGGTGCCGGGAAGGTGACGCTATTTGTAATAGCTGACTCTTCATCTTCTGTTAGTTCGTATCCGTCCACAACTAGTGCAAACTTCGCATCAGCAGTCTCTTGAGGGTAAGTCCTATAACGAGTTCCGGAACCTACTCTGTGGTAAGCATAGCCTCGTCTAGCACCCTCTGTGTCTGCTCTAGCAATAGCATTGTCTAGTGTGTCGTATACTAAGTAATTGATTGTGATTTCTTCTTCGCTCATTGTTATAAAATATTAATTGGTTGTGCTAATTCTTTTTCTATTGTATCAAAGTCCGCTGTTAAATCAGATTCGTAAAACACCAAGGATTCAATATATGCAAACCCAGTTCCAACATTTGGAAATCTACCGACTAGACTTATTGAGTCCCCATCTTGTGTTCTACTAATATCTGTTTTTAGGTTTGTTCCATTGAATCTTAATATTCCATCAGCACCACCATTTACTCCACTAAATCCAGAGACAATATTATCTGAAGTTGTAGTAGCAGAGATACTACCAGATGCGTCTGAGTCACTAGGGTTGTAATCTATTGTATTATTACTTCTTAATAAGACTGTTGGAGCAGCATTAGATTCTCCAAATAATCTAAAAAAAGCATTGCTTGCATTGTTTACTGTAGTAGCAAAAAATGTATAGGGCTCATTTGCTATTGCAGAACTTATTGACATAGTATCCGAACCTTCGCCAGATGGTCTTTTAAATGCGACTGATGGTGTACCATTATCTAATGTTACTTGGTTTCCATTACTAACGATAGTTGGTTGAGCCCCAGCTGATGCTTGACTAGCATTATTACCATTACCACTTTGGTCGTATAAAGTTTCTACGAAACCATTACGAGCTATGCGAGATACTTTGAAATCAGATATAGAATAAGTTAAATTATTATCAGCTTCAGATAATACAACACCACTAGCACTACTATTAGTAGATGTTAGTG